TCTTTAGTTTGCCGTTTTAACCTTATATCCCTTCTCTTCGGCTAACATTTCATATAGTGAAACTTGTTTAGTCCAGGCCTCACCATTTACAAAGTCATCAACTCTGTCATGGTCTGTCATTCCATCAGTCTTAATGTTAAAAGACTGCATCTTTTCACCAGTTCCGGTAAGTGTTTGAGTCTCATATTCACCTTGAATAAAAGGAATCGTAAGTGTACCGTTATATGATTTGTCTAATTTAAAAGCATCCTTATCAGTTAATAGCGTGTAAATTTGGCCGTTGCTATCAATCTTTAAAGTTGCTCTTGAGTTAATAATCAGAGTGCTACCTGCAATTTTGCTAAAGTCAGCACCTGGTTTCCATCTTAATTGTAGTTCACCAAAAGCAGCGTGGCCTCTGGTTGCATCGTGGCCAGTAAGTCTAGCCAGACCGTAAATAGATTCTGCTTGTTGTGCAGTATAAATGTTTTGCTCAACAGTTGAATCCTCAATATAGAACATCAATAACTCACCAATCTCAGATAGGACTGAGATGATTTGAGCATAAGGGGATGCTTCTGTAAATAGAGTGTTAGCTCTATTATAAGCGCGGGCAATATAGGTTTTTGCATCGTTCCTAATTGTCTCCGCTGTAACCCTTAATTTATTTAAAAATTTAAGTTCGGCCATTTTTTAATTTATCTTTTTAACCAGCAACGGTAATCGCGTATTTATTATCAATCAAAATATCAATATAAGCTCGGTCTCTAACCTCTCCGCGCTCAAATATTACGTCCACTTTGATATTATATTTTGCAGCTAATGGACTATATGTAAAAAGCTGTTGTTGAATCAACGACTTTAGTTGGTGTTCATTAAAACCTAAAGTATAAAGTGTATCTTCTAGATTACAACCAAGATCGGGCGATCCAATTACATCACCTCTGCGTGTAAAAAGAATCATTTCGATCTGAGAAATTAACATTTCTACCTCACTTTCAACTTGAACTTCAGTAGCAACGTAATTTGGATCTCCAGCTGTTTTTATGTATAGCTCCATCTATCTATATATTCTATTTTATTAGCTATGGAACATCCAGTCCACACCTTCATCGCCTTTGATCTCCTCTTCGATCGCAGCAAGTTCATCGTCTCCCATTGACTTGATAGCATCATAGTCAAATTCAACGTTACCTGGTAGAGCAAATTTAAAGATACCTAATTTAGCACCTAAAGATTGTTTAATCTTAGCGCTTACATATCTAAAAAAGATCTCATCATTGAATAGAGCACAGTCAGGAATAGTCTCATAAAGTTCAAGGATAACATCACCCTTTGGTGTATCACCCATGAATTTAAGATCACCTGTTAATTGTGAGTAGCTAAATGAGATTGGATTCTCAAGAATCATCCTAGCAGTATCTGCCATGAATGCATTAAGTACATAATATTGCATCTCTTCAGCTGCTTCAGCAGGACCAGCACCGTTGTACATTCTACGGAATAACATCTTCTCAATTGCGAAGTCACTACCAGACTGGAAACGTACGTCCATACCACTACCAATACCGTTAAAACCACTTGCTAAGTCATAGACTCCATAAATAGAGTAAACTTCTCCACCGCCATTAACTGGATCTGGTCCAGGTAGGGTTAAAGTTCTAGTAGCTTTAAAGTACTCGGTTTGAAAAACTGAGTTAGGAATATGGTAATAGTTTTCTTTTACGGCATATTCATATTTTTTATAGAACCATTTCTTAGCACGTTTAATAATGTTAAGAATTTCTTTTTGTGGCAGTTGAATTGGAATCATACAAGCCCCGGTAATATCATCACCGATCTCTTCTAAGAAAGCATTTAAACAGTTTTCACCAAAATCTCTTGGTGTATTTAAACCTTGCTCATTACCGCTTCTAATTTCGCTCATTATCTTATTTTATTTTTTTGCTATTTACAATTTCAGTATCCTCAAATCTAGCAGTAGAACTAACCATGCCCTCTCTAAAAATACCACCGACCATTCTACCTTTAAAGATACCATCCTTTCCAAAGACGTAACAGTTAGTAACTTCACAGCTACCATGCACATATGAAGATTCTATTTTAGATTCCTTTACTTCAGCGTGCTGGTAAAAGTTACATCTAATAAGATTGGCTCCTTTAATAACACCACCATAAAAGTCAGAACGTTCAATATTTCCACCAACTTCACAGTTATAGAATTCACAATTCTCTAGTAAATAAGAGATCCCAAACTTACCGTCTTTGATCTGTACCTTACTCACGTCTGAGTCATAGTTAATTACACCACTTTCCATACCACCATTGATAATTAAGTTCATAACTTGGTGCTTAATTCTTGGCCAGTGCATTTTTACGATCTGGTCGTGTTCCTGTAAGTCTACAAGTAGGTGGATTTTTGGCCAGTTTTCATTTAACTTTTTATAGTCTTTTAGGGCTTCAACTACTGGTATGTTCTTATTAAGAATGCTTCGTAGTTCAATTTTGTTCTCTTCAGTAAACCTAGGGTCTTTACAAGAGTTCCAAATCTGCATTAAGAAAGCTTCAGTGAGTGTGAAAATCTCTTCTTGTTTCTTTTCATAGCCTTCACCTCCTAAATATCTAAACTCTAGGTAGTTCTTTTCCTTTTTTGAAAAGTTAATGCCATAATATTTTGTGTCTGCGAATTTATAACTATTAGATGAGATGTTATTACCATCAAAGAAATAAGCTTCATCCTTTGGCATAATCCATTTGATCGACTTTGCGTAAGTAGACTTCTCTCTGTTTGGGAAGAATTTATAAACTTGACGCTCGTTAAAGTCCAAGATAAACTTAAGTACGTTCATCTTAGAGATCATTGCTGGATCTTCCAAGTATTTTTTATCAAAGGATAGGTTAATGTGAATTGACGCACGATCATTAGTGTAACCGTTTTCACGGATCCATTCTAGGACTTTAATAATCATGATCCTAGCATTCCTATAAGGTAATGCTCCGGTAACTAGCTCGATCAAGCCTTTACCACCAGACATATCTGGTTCCATTTTAAAGACTTTATCTGAGGGTTGAAACTCAGAATGTGCCTTTGTTTCTAATCTAATATCTCGACCAAGGAGCTTACTCATTTTTTCACGAGTTTCTTCCTGGTCGAGATTAGAATAGAATTCGAATTCAACGCCGACAAGTGCAGCGTTTAATATTGATACGCGATCCGAATTGAAGTTTAACTTTTGCATGCTAAGAGTATGATATTACTTTCATTTATATATCAAACTCTATGCGTGCTACTGTTACTCAGGCATCTTTAAAAATACCTTATTTGTTTCTGATTCGATTCTTGTGATTTGTAAGGTGCTTTTATCACCTGGTTTAAAGACCGACATAGTGTCTTCTCCAATCTCACTAATGTGTAGTAATCCAACAACACCTTCTTCGATCGTCACGAATAAACCGTATTCTTTTTTAGATTTAACCTCAGCAACAACTGTAGCTGGAATGTTATATCTTGACGCAATTGTCAACCATGGGTTAATTGTGTCGTTGATTTTTTGAGTTAATGTGATCTTAGTATTTGACACGATGTCTTTTACTTTGAATGAGATCTCATCTCCTGGTTTAACATCACGTGATCTAAACAGCTTCATAGTATCCTCATCCAAGTCATTGGTGTGAATCATACCAGTCAAACAGTCATTAAATTCAACGAAGACACCGTACTTAGCAGTTCCTGTAACGAAACCGGTGTATTCAGCATCAATGTTCTCTCTAAGGTCTGCGATTGCATTTGGAATCAAGGCCTGTAGGTATTTTCTGTGTGAAACCACGCTTGTACCTCTTTCTGGCGAGAAGCTTACAGGTACTACATAGATCTCTTCACCTACGATTGAGTTGAAGTCATGCAGTTTATTGATACCTGCTAGTGAACCTGGCATAAAGCAATCAATACCCTGAATTCTTACGATGTAACCACCGTTTTCAATCATATGTGATACTTTACCGATCCATGCTGTATCTTCAGTCTCGATCGTATTTCTAAGATCTGTAAAGACTTTCTGTTTGATACCGCCTGAGATTGAACCAACAACGTGTGTGTTTGGTTTTAAGGTTGTAATTAAGACTGCAGTCTCTTCTCCAATAGTCAATGCTTTTACGAAATCAGGCTCGCGGTCATATTTAACGTAAATTAACTCACGGTAACCAATGTCCACGGTAATCCACTCGTGGTTGATTGCGTAAACTTTACCTTCGTAGATTGAACCTTCTGCAATTTGAGTCTTAAGATTCTGTTCAGAAACGTGACCTTCCATCATATCGTATAACTGTTGAGCGTAAGAAGCTCGAGAATAGACTTTATCGCCATTCTTAGTTTTGATATGTGGATTTGGCTTTCTTAAGATTGATGGACATGTGGCTTCATATTCAGCCCACATAAAATTACCATCTTCATCATACCAGTCATTGCCTGAATTTTCAACTGGATGTTCTTTTTTAAACTTTGCGACATCAAAGTCATTTGAGTCATTCGGTAATCTGTCAATTACCTCTTCGGCTAGCGCAACATTCTTTGGTGCTCTAGGTCGTTTGTTTTTTTGGTTCATTTATTTTTTGATTAAAAGTGTAACATATTATATATCTGCGCAAGTTTGATTATTTGACGATCGCCTTATCATAAAAGTCTGAGTAGCCAAGTACGATGTCTCCCCAGATTGGATCGTCACTCTCATCATCTGCATTCTTAACTTTTTTCTTAATCTTACGTTTACTAGATTTAGAGAGCGGAAATGTTTGAATATCCAACCAACTCTTTAATTTAGCCTGTATATCTAGACCCGTGATCTCTTTACCATCTGGATCCTTTACTTTATAGTCAGCTGGTGTTGCGCCTTCACATTCTGCACAATCTGCTGCATCTAATTTATCTTCAATTCCTTTCTTTAAAGCTAGGATTGGTTCGATCAACGCTTTGATTGTAGCAACACCAGATATACCACCTAAGCCAATATCTTTTATAAGGTGTAATATTTTAGATGTTAAGATTAATACTTGTAAAATTGCTGCTTTAATTGCAACCAGGCTTAAATAGAGTCTAAGTGCTGAACTTGCAGGGTTTGGTGCGCCAGGTGAGATCATAGTTGGCATTGCAGCTTCTGCAATCGCTTTGGCTAAACTCTTAGGAATTTCAGTAACTTCCGCTTTAAGTTGTGTCAACATAGCAACAAGTTCTGCTCTTTTAGCATCGATGAACGCTTTACCGGCTGTTTTCATCTGCTCTATATAAGCATCTTTTTGCTTTTTGATCATAGTCTTTATATCTTCTTCCGGCAATTGGTATTGTTCCGCAAGTTCTTTTGCTTTCTTCTCAATTTCATCAAAGCCAGCAACAATACCAACAAACAGGGCGATGATTGCATCTACGCCTGGAATGGGAATCGATAGCGCTTCAATAGTTTTATCAACAGATGTTATAAGTTTATCTAATTCTTCCATCTTTAAACTTTAGTTTGTTTGATTTTAGCTAATGTACTTTGGATGATACCCAGTTTCATCGAACTCGTTGGCAACATTGGCGCGCCAGTCGCAGGATGTGTATGTGAAATTATTGCATCTAACATATCTGATAGAGTATCTTGCAAAGTTTGACCTTTTACAGCCGGCTCTTTTTCATCACCATACGAACTTGCAATATAAATGTTGTCTGAATGTAGATACATTTTACCATCGGCTGCAAGTCGAATCATTGGTTGTTCTGTTTTGGAATCACCAGTTGCTATAATTAGGCCGTCTTCTGGTGAGTAATAGATTCTAATTTTTCGTTCAGCATCATAAACAATACTCGTTACATTGTATGGTTCGGCTGATGAATTTAAAACTTCTTCTTTTAATTCTTTATTTTGATCGATTTGAAACCAATACTCAGGGTGATACAAGTTACCGTTATCAAATCTAACTGCAACAATGTCACCTTTTCTAGGCACTGCATGTGAACCAACTTGATCTCGGTTCATTGGTGTTGCCCATGGGATAACATTATCTGGCAATAGGTCGAATTTACCAAATACCTTTACTCTACACCTTCCGTTATTTAATGGGTCTTGGTTATCAACAACCTCACCAATCCAGTGCATATCCCTAAGATTATCTTCATAGATGTCGTTCTTATTCATATACGTTTTGGTTTAGGTTGCCATCTGGTGTACTATCTATTGCTGGAGTATCACCATACACATTATCAAAGTTGCCACCATCTGGCGTTGAATCAGATGGGTTAAGTCCTTCATAAATATTTGCAGGACTAATGTTTGCTGGTTGGACTAGTCCGCCACCAACATTAAGATTGCCATAAATATTTTGCGGTTCTATACCATTTGCAACTGGTGTCGCAGCTCCTGTTAAAGCAGCTAGTCCACCTAGAGCGTTAATACTTGCGATGTTTATTGCCTCTCCTAAGGTGGTTGTAGTATTGATACCATATATGTTGCCTAAGAAAAGGCTACCAAGGCCAGACGATGCAGACGATGGCATGGCTCTATCTATTAAATTTCCAGCAAGGCCGGTAAAACTAACTCCATGTGCGTTACCAATTACAGAATTACCAGTAGTAAGTCTAGTCATATTCTTCAATCTAGCAACTGCGCCTCCGACCGAATTAATAGCTTTACT